GGGTGGGGCCCCAGCAGCTACCCTTTTTCCATAACTGCTCTATCTTGTGTTTTGCATTGTTGTTGCTTTGTGTGTTTTTGTATTGCTGTTGCTTTCTGTGTTTTCATCTCCGCTCTGTCTGTGTTCGTTTCTTTGCCCCGTTTTGCTCTCGTTTTTTTTGTGTGTTTTGGGTGTGTTGTTTTTTTTGGTGTGGTATGATGTGGGTATCAGCCGATAGGGAAGGAAGTAAAAAAATGAACACTATTGCCATTGATTGGTCACGTGATTGGGTTGTGGTTTCTTTTACTGATATTGAGAATGTTTACACGTTCATTCTTGATGAGGACACTACCTTGAGTGGTGCAAAAGCCCGTATCCGTCGCGTGATGTTCAAGTATTATGGTATTACGCTTTCTCGTTTAAGGTTTGAGAAGTCTACTAACGCTATTGACTATTACCGCTCTAGCCGTGTTGAGGAGGTTTGACATGTGGTATTTTATTATTACTGCTGATGGGTTTCAGGTGTTTGAGGTTTTGCCTGATTGTGTGAAGCCGAGTAGGAAGTATTGCACTCCTACTCTTAAAGCTGCGTTGGACGGTGTGTTGTCTCATATTCGTGCCGCGTATGCGGGTATGGATGTGAACGTGGATATTGATAATGCTACGTTTGACATGGATGGCACTATGGTTGGCGTAGTGAAGGCGGTGCTGGTATAATGATGTCTATGAGCATTGTTATTATTCTGTTTGCAATTCTGCTTATTGCGTCATGTGCGGCTGCGTTTTCTGAAACGCCTCGTGATAGGAGTGACGTTTTCTGTTTTTTGGTCATACTTGCATCGAGTGTGGCTGTGGTTTTGGTTTTTGCAGTGAAAGGTTTCTGAAATGGCTGATAATGATATGATGGTTGCTGTATTTCCCTCGCTGTTCGTTGGGGGGAATGTGGGGTTATGGTATTGTCCTCATGGTCAACGATACGAATTGAGGTATGCTGTCCGATTCCGTACTTCGGCTGGGTTTTGCAATGCACAGGCATTGTGCGCATATGACGCTGGGGACGGCAGTCAAGTGGTTGACCTTATGCTTGATGCTATCGACATTGCCCGCACGCCACTCTTGGATAGGGATTAGCATGTACTTTCGTGGTTGGATTCATTCATGGACTTGCGGCGATTGTCCTGACTCTGACGTGTATTGGCGTCTGCGTGCGTTTTGGGCAGGTGTGAAGCGTAAGGGTGACTCTTTCACGCCGCCGAGACGGTGCCCGAGTACTGACCTGTGGTTTGATATGTGGTGGCATGGTGCCGAGTCCGGCAATGAGGAATTGGAGTTTTAATTATGAAACCGAAGAATTTGAATTTTGATAAAAAAAGCGAAAAACGTACAAACTGGTTTGATGATGGCGTGCTGGATGATGACCGTGTGCGCCGTGTCATTCGCGGTCGTCGCCGTAATCTGCACTTGCGCGAATACAACCGAGGTGAGGGCGATTGGGAAACATTATGCCGTAGTATAGCACTGCTCAAGGACTTTTATAAGCCTCAAGGGGCACAGGTGGCGTTCGCTGATGGAATCGAACATGCGGCAAACGTTTGCTTATCGCTATCCCCCCGCACATCTCGCATCGGCGCGTTGGCGCGAACTCAGGATATTGAAATGTTGGGCGGCGTTATTTATGCTCCGGCAATGGTGGCGTGGTGCGCCGTCTGTCATGTCAAAGGTGCGACATGCTATGAAATGTGCAAAATCTGGGATGGCAACGAATTTGCCCAGACTATCGTTAAAATCGCGTGTCGATGTTTTGACAATCTGACAGATGTGCGGTATACTGATGAAGACATTGCAAGAATGTCGCAACGACAGCAACAATAAGATAAGGCGGTATGATTATGGCATACATTAAGAGAGCCAAGCATTACAGTGTCGTGCGCGGCATCACGCGCGGTGAGAACGGTGAACTCGTTGACACCGAGGTAGTCGTGAATGGCGCGTGCCGTACTGCTGACATGGCTATGAAGAAAGCCCGCAAAATCAACAAGGACATGCTACCTATGTCCGCCGAATATCATGCGCAGGAAACGCGCATGGATGAGGCAATCTATTGGGCTAATTGCGAATTTGGGGATGATACCATTATCGACTATCCGGGGCCGGTCAACGGCAACGTGGTCGAAGATGATATCATCACCGAGGAAAATAATTAATAATCCCTGTAAGGAAAGGCAACACTGATGGCTGACAACGAACTGACCGTAACGAACGGCAACAATTTTTCCGCAAACGGCACCAACGCCGTATCCCACTTCTTCGACACCACTACCATGGACGGGAAGATGGCGCTGTACAACGCCATGCAAACCGCCGATAAGGTAGATGAACACCTCAATGAACCGCTGCATGTCACCAACGTGTTGGCGCAGGCCATCGAAGTCGCCAATCAGGAGACTGGTGAAATCAATTCGTCTACCCGCGTCGTCATTCACGCGGAGGAAGGTGACTTTGCCGCAGCCTCCCCTACGTTGGCACATGCGTTCGGCAATCTGTTCGCCATTTTCGGCACTCCGGACACATGGAGCCAGCCACTTGTCCTCAAGGTGGTGGAAAAGAAAAGTCGCCGTGGCTATAAGTTCTTTGACCTCGAATTGGTGTCGGAAAAAAAGCGCAAGTAACACTATTGTCCGCACCGTATGATATCATGATAATGTCCCTATAGGGATGTTGCCGCCAAATTCACCCCTCGCCGTTTTCCCATCTTTTGCGGCGAGGGGTGTTTCATACTCACGAGGAGAGGGCTGTGGCAAAAAGCAAAAAAAATAGCCAACGCGCCAATAATCTGAAACGCAACGCAGCAATCAGGTCGGCACAGGTTCGTCGGGAGCGAGCAGTCAGGGATTATAGTACCGGACGCCTCCCCAAGCAAATCACCGAAACGTTTTTAGGGAACCTCAGCGCTCAACAGCTTGAACAGGTCGCACGGCGTCTTGGGCAGGAGTTTGGAGAGCAACAGCAAGCTTTGAGGGCGCGGGATAATGAGCCGTATCAGGTTGTTCCCGACGTCCACATCACGAAACTTGACCGTGAGATGGCGTCGCGCCCTCTAATAAGTGACGCGGAAATCGCCGCCGCTCCGTCGAAACGTCGGAAAACATTGCGGCAGCAGCAGCGCCGCCGAGTCGAGGCACGGCAGAAAATCAAGCGTGCTCAACAGTTCGAGGCGCTGAGTATGGCTAGTTATACCGTGGGTGAGATTCGTGAAATGGAACGTGCGGGAGAGTCCCCGTTCGATGTGCTGGGCACTCACACGGTCGGCGGTTCGGCACGTGACGAACTTATGAGAAGCCGTGCGAACGTGTTCGGCACAGAACGTGGAATAAGCCATGCGCGTGCGATGATTCGAGGGGGAGGCCGTAGGAGGCTTGAACGGGAGATGCTTGAATACGCCGGACTCGTAGGACGTGCGCCGCTACGCGCGGGAACTAGACGTATTTCCGAGAACGAGGGTGTTTCGGATTTTGACAAGGCTGCGCAACAGCTTGAAGCGTTCGATTTCGGTGTCGCTCAAAGATTCGCCTCTTTGTCAAACCGACAAAAACGATGGCTGATAAACAACACGAATTTCAGCACCGTAGTACGTGAGGCAACATGGTATAATGATAAGGCACACAAATGGGAGACTAAAGCAGACGCGGGAGATGTAGAGACACGACTTGATGAATGGATGACCAGCGCAGCAAGACACTAAAAAAAAGGATGGAATCATGCGAGAGCGTCGAACGGCGGCAACAGACGGCGCAACACTATTGACGGATGACGGTATAACGCCATTGACGGCGAACGCCGTCGTCCGCCTTACGATGCTTGACCACCATACGCGCGTATGGTGCGCTCACGGATGGCAGGATGTCAAGCCTATAGCGGCTGAGTTATTGAGGCGTCTCCCTCTGCAATCGAATCCGGCCAAAGAAGGAGTCTGGGGTACGTTCAACATTCGCGGCCATTTCTACAGTTTTCGGGCGCGAATGGGCGGTATCACCGTGGATTTTCTGGACGTGCGCAACATCACCCGCGATGACGGATTGAATGTTTCACGTGAAACGTTTGGTGGCGTAGACGACTTGGAAACCACGTGGAATATCGCGCAGGAATGCGACGCCCTGAACCTCAAGGGTACTACGATAGCGTCTATGGCGATGGGCGATTATATCGGGGGAGATTACGCCGGATTCAAACGTCACTTCCCTCCATTGACCAAGGATGATTATCACCGGATGCGCCGCGCGTACTATGGGGCGATAGTGTACAGCAGACCGGGCGAATACCGAGATTGCAAGAGTTGGGATGTGAATAGTCTCTATCCGAGCATCATGCATGACCTTGCCATGCCGGTAGGCTCACCTATATGGTATGAAGGGAAGTATCATCATGATGCTGATTATCCGCTGCATATCGACGTTATCTCGTTCGATGCGCGGCTGAAAACTGGAAAAACGGCGACGCTCACAAATATCCTACCGGTATGGGGGTACGAGGGCGAACGTCTGGACAGTACGCTAGGCGTCGTCACCATGCCGGTGACTGATGTGGACTGGCAAACCTTGACGGAAAACTATGATGTCCATGTGTGGGAGTATATCGGCGGTTGGAAATTCCGTAAATCACATGGACTCTACTATGAGTATGTGGACAAATGGTTTCATGTGAAGCAAACCGCAACCGGTGAACGTCGGCAAATGGCGAAACTATTACTGAACTCGCTGGTGGGAAAGTTTGGAGCCTCGCTTTATCGGCCTATGCTGCACCCGAAGCCGTCTGGCAATGGCGGCGTGGATTTTACTGTGGACAAGCCCGAGTCGGCCAACTCACTCGCATGGTTGCCGACCGCCGCCTATGTCAACGCCTACGGTCGGCAAATACTGTCCCGCGCGATGAACGCGAACGCCGACCGTGTGCTCTACGCCGACACAGACGGCATGATATTGGAGGAACTGGACGCGCCTATCGGCATCGAAACGGACGACAAGAAACTAGGCATGTGGAAAAACGACCACACCTATGAAAAACTTCGCATTCTCGGCAATCGCAAATATTGCGGCGTAGAGGGAGACGGCAGCACGGTGATGCGGTTGAGTGGCGTGCATCGAGCAGCCCCTATTCCCTACGACGGTTTCCTACCGGGGTCACGCCATATCAATGATGACGGCTGTTTTTTTGTGCTATAATGACCGGTAGCGGGGTGTGCGTCCCAAGCTGATTCGATGGCCCGACCGGTAGGCAATCGGTAAGGCGATTCGGTCGGATGTAGACGTGCGTAGCCAACGCCCATTGACGGCGAGGGAACCCGCACAGCCTAGCAATTCGGCACGGCAGCGTGATTGCTGCCGTGCCATCTACCTTAAGAGGTGATTATGGACGACACTGAAAACGACGACAAGCCGGACACCACGCCCGATACCGAACCGGACGCGAACGCCGACGACAATACGCCGAATCCGGAGCCTGAAACGCAGGACGATAATGAACCCGAAGACGCGGGCGACGACAAGAACGCCGACATGTCCGACCGTATCAGCGCATTGGAGGCGACTGTGGCGGAACTGTCCAAAACAGTCGAAGCGATGCGCGACGCCGCCGCCGACCATGTACTGAACGACGGCCCCGACGACAATGCGACGCCGGAATCGGATGAAATGACCGATGACGACTATAACGGCACCTACGGCACTTTCGATGACTTGTACGAAGACTGACAATTAGGAAGGAATGACTATCATGGCAACCGCTCCAGTGGTGACGCCGAAGCAGCAGCTTCGCCCGCTCACCGAATTCAACAACGCCCAGATTCTCAATATGATTCGCAACGAGGCGTCTCCGGAGTACCAGCGGCGAATGCCCTCGGCCACTCAGATGAACATGGATAGGCAGATGGCTACGCTTATGTCGTCTACCCAGCTTAAGAATGAGTTTTACGCGGCGCTGGTGAACCGTATCGGCGGCACCTATGTGAACACGTGGCGTTGGAACAATCCGCTTAGCGTTTTCCAGCGTGCATCGCAGGCGTATGGCGATACGTGGCAGGAAATCGCCGTGGGAATGCCGCTTGCGCAGGTCTATGACCCTAATGCGGAATATCTCGGCGCGGATAACTTCCGCAAGTGGAAAATCGACGTGGATTCGCTCTATCATCGTCTGGACTTCGCTCACTGGTATCCTGCGACCACGGATGACAAGACGCTTCAGCGTGCCTTCACTTCCGAAAACGGTCTGGCTTCGCTCACTTCGCAGATTCTCACATCCTGCTATAACGCGGCTGAGGTTGACCTTTTCGAGGCTCTGTGCCATCAGTTCGTCGAATATGCGAAGCTTGGCGGATATTGGCGTGTCCATATGAACAACGACCTGAACGATATGGGTAGTTCGGAGACGGACGCCCGCGACATGTTGCGCCAGATTCGCGCGTGGGCCGACACGCTGAAATTCGTTTCGACCAAGTACAACGCTCGCCACATGCCGACCTTTGCCCGTCCGGACGAACTTGTGCTGTTCTGTTCGCCGGAAGTCAAGTCGGCGCTTGATGTGCAGGGCCTTGCTACGGTATTCCAGCGTACGGACGCCGAGCCGACCATCGACCGGATTATCGTCATTCCTCAGGACAGGTTCGGCATGGATGGCGTACAGGCCATTCTGACTACTGACAAGTTCCTGATTGACATTCCGGTTATCAACGAGATGACCCAGCAGATTAATCCGGTCAATATCAATTCGGTCAACCATTATCTGCATGTCCAGCACATCATCTCGGTGTCCGGCTTCGCTCCGGCTGTGATGTTCTGGACGGGTGCCGGGTCTACCGCCAACGTGGTGGCCCCTACCGGCACGCAGGCTCAGACGCCGACGTTCCAGCTCAAGCTCGCCATGTACGGCGGCGGCACGACTACGCCGGAGAATGTGGCGCGTGGTGGCGCGGTGCAGGTCACTGCCGACACGTCAATTACCAACGACGGCACGGCTACGTTCCGTTCGGATGCGGTCGAGTATCGCATTGGCGATACCGCTAAGCCGAAGAGCGATTATACGTATATTTCACCTACCGGCGTGCTGGTGGTCGGCCTTGACGAACCGAACACCACCATCCCGATTACCGCAACCGCCTTGTACACGAACCCGACGACGCCGGAAGTGCCAGGAACCGCATCGGCGGCTCTGGACGTGCCGGTGGTCGGTGACGGTGTTATCGGATTCAATCCGTCTATCATTGCGTCCATTGCCGTGACCGTTCCGAGCGTGACCGTCGGTCATACGGCACAGGCGACCGCCGTGGCGACCATGATTGACGGACGAACCGCCGACGTGACCGCACAGGCCGCTTGGACGTCCGGCACTCCGGCGAACGCCACTGTGTCCGAGTCGGGCGTGGTAACTGGCGTCAAGGCAGGCAGCTCTGATATTACCGCCACGCTGTTCGTCGTGTCCGGTAAGAAGAGCGTGACCGTGACCGCGTGATATAATGGGAGGGTAGCCGGTTGGCTACTCTCTCTCACGGTGTGATGCAGGACAAGGCCCGGAGCGTAATCTACGTGAGCGCTCCGGGCCTTGTCATACCGGAGGATGATGATGATTGACGACGTGAATTCTTATGTGGAGTCGAATTTTTCGTGGGCGGAATGGACGCCGAACACGACATTGAAACTCTGCCGTGTGCCGTGGGATGCTTCATACCGTGATATTGTGCGGTTTGTTTCACGTGAAACGCAGCAGGAATGGTTTGACAAACTGGACGGCGTGGAATGCCGTCCGGCCACCATGCATATTTTCAACGTGCCCGCCCGCATCGAACTGCCGTTTAACGAGGCGTCGAACTGGAATTATCTTGTAGCCTATAACGATTACCCCGGTTTGGAGGGGCCGCGCGCATGGTATTATTTCATTCAACGCGTCGAATACGTCAACGCCCATTGCACGCAATTGGTTTTGATGCTGGACGTGTGGCAGAGTTTCCAGCATGACGTCACATTCGGCAGTTGCTATGTGACGCGCGGACATATCGGTGTCGCCAATGAACGACAGTGGGATGACTACGGGCGCACCTATCTGGCGCTTCCGGAAGGTTTGGATACCGGCAGCGAAATGGTTACTACGTCGCAGGAATATCGGAGCATTATCGAAGGTCGGCATTATGACATAGACGGTGGTGCGGTCGATTGGGTTGATTACGGTTTGATTGTGGTTAGCACCACTAATCTCACCGACGACCCCGGCACCACTTCCGAACCAAAGCTCGCCACCGCAACCGGTGCCATCTTCGAGCAGGAAACGGACGGCTGTTCCGTATACTATTGCGAGAACCGTATGGCGTATGTCGCCAATATCATGGCCCTTGGCACGCTGTTCCCGTGGATAACGCAAGGTATCTGCGCCGTCTATATGGTGCCGAAAATCCCACAGGATTATGTGGACCGATACGGTTCTAAGGTTACGGAAATCTACGGGCAGGCAGTATCTGAGGAATATGGCAACATTTATTCTTTCAATTCCTCTCTTGATTCGGATTTACGCTACGAAGACGTCATGGCCGTTGCGAACTTTCGTGATAGATTCAACATCCCCGTCCGATACCGGAATCTGCGTAAACTCTACTGTTATCCGTTCTGCGTTATTGAATGCAGCTGTTTGAACGGCACGGTCATTACTTATCGACCCGAAGATATTCAATCCGACACGCTCACTATCCGCGAAACCTACACTTACGCACCGTCCGGCGCAAGAATCAATTTCTACATTCCCGGATACAATGAGGCCGGAGCGAGCACTACGGTACCGCTGCGCATCAACGGCAAGGATATGGGCCTTCCGATAGACGGCGGCGAAATGCTCCATGCAAGTTTTGGTATCACCAATTTGCCCCACTTTTCCGTGGTCAACAATGGGGGAGCGTTGGCTATGGCGAACAGTGCGTACACTCGCGCCTACGCGCAGGAATCGGCCCAATGGACTCGGCAAAAAGCGTTAGCCTCGGCAAACGTGGCCAACTCCAATGCCGCATTGCAGCGCGAATACGCCACACGGCAAACCAATTGGGCGAACGAAAACAGGACGGCAACCAATGCCATCACAGCAAACTCGCTGAACCAGTCTCTTGCCATCGGACAGAATCAGACCAGTCAGATGGCTAATCTCCAAGTGGAGCAGAACATCAAGAGCAACAATCTCAATGGTATGGCCGGTATCATTGGCGGGGGACTGAACGCCGTCGCATCCCGCAATCCATTGGGTGCGGTGAACGCGGTCGGCGGCGCGTTCCTCGGCTCCGCACGAACGGATATTGCCAATTACGGCATCAATTCGTCCGCCGCTGTCTCCAACTCAACGGCGGCGGCGAGTACGGCCAATCAGCTTGCCACCAATGCAGCAGCCACATCGCAAGCCAACGCCTATGCAAGCGGCGCGACCGGATTAAGCAATCAACTCAGCGCCATCACCTCGCAAGCCAATTACGGACTGGCTTCCTACGCGGCACAAGGCGACTACCAGAACGCCATCGCCGGAATCAACGCACAAGTGCAGCAGATGCAACTGACTCCGCCGACAACCTCCGGAGCGCTCGGTGGCGACATGTTCAACCTGAGCAACGGAATCATGGGCGTGCTGGTGCGGTTCAAAACGTGTGCGCCGAGCGCGTTGAGGGCGGCAGGTGAGTACATGTTGCGCTATGGATATTTTGTCCAACGATTCGTAACGCCCCCCGCTTCGCTGGAATGCATGGAGAAATTCACGTTCTGGCAGATGCAGGAAGCGTATGTGCGAGGCACGTTGCCCGAGGAATACCGACTGACAATCAAGGGCATGTTTGAACGTGGCGTGACGGTCTGGAACAAGCCCGAATACATCGGCGTGACCGACTGGGCGGACAATAAGCCACTTCCTGGCATTGGCTACGAGTGATACAATGGCAATATGAGTAGGTCTAAAAAGAAGAATCGAGTTGGCGGCGCGTTGCACCCGCGCGGCAATTACGCGAAAACACGCGCCGTCACACTTGATGACATGTATCTTCATTTGCTGATGGAACTCGCATTGAACCGTTTCAGTTGGCGCGGATTGCCGCCAACCGTAGATGAACGTTGGCTCGAAATATGTCTATGCGAATACGGTTGCGCGTTGTTTTTCGAGGACAAACGTATCGGCAGGTTCCTTGTGACTCAAGCTGGTTATCAAGGTCGGCTGAACGTGTACAATAATCCGACACGTTTCGAGCCGGTAGGCGTCAACTACCATTACCGGCAGCTCAAAGCGGGGACGGAATGCATTCCAATTTGGGACAATCGAATGCGCGTCGGATTCAAACCGACATTATGGCAATACGCGCGACGACTTGCCGATATCGACAAGGCATATGACGTGAATTTGGAGAGTCTGAAGCTGCCGACCATCATCACAGCCGACCCTCGCACAAAACTCACCGTGCAGAACATGCTTCAACAGCGGCAGGACGGTCAGGATTATGTTATCGGATACGATTCGCTTGACCCGGGCAGCATGTTCCAACCGTGGCCGAACACTACGCCCTACCTGTTGGACAAGTTCGTCCAGCAAAAAGCGCAGGTGACTAATGAGGTGCTGGGCTATCTCGGCATTCAATCGTCCGGCACGGAAAAAAAGGAACGGCTGATATCCGACGAAGTGGCGCAAGCCAATGAGAAAGTAGACGTGTTCCGATTGAGTTTTCTCAAGGCGCGGCAGACGGCGGCGACCGAGATTAACCGATTGTGGCCGCAATTGAATGTGTGGGTGGAGTATGCGGATGCGCAAAGCTCCGGCGTGCCCAACGCGCTTGACTCTAGCGCTTCGGGCACGACGGATATTGACATGCCCGCATCATACGACGCGGGTATCGGAGGTGTATTGTGACACAGGATTTTAGCGCCTACGCTATGGAGACGCCCGGCGAATATACCGAAACCCTCGGCAATCTCATTGCACTCGGGTACGACACGGCTGACAAACTACACCTGTCCGCCGACTATTACCCGATTTACCGAGAAGAACATAGAGAGGAGCTGAACGAAAAAATCGTCCGCCATTACGCGCTTCGGGAAATCGGGCAGGAAACCGCGCAGCAATTCGTTTTCTACTTGGGTATGACAATGGCGGAAATCATGCCATATTTCAACGAACGATACCGAACATTGGACATGGAATATAATCCGCTGGACTCTATGGACATGACGACGGATAGCGAGAGCGGCAGCGAATCCCAATCGTCCGGCAAGGCGTCCAGCGCACAGGATTCAACCAGCAGCAGCAGCAGCAAGTCGGACAATTCCAGCACCACCACGTCGAAGAGCTTCGATAGCGACGTGCCGCAAACCGGCGTCGTAGGCGACTTCGCACGCTACGCATCCCACGCGAACGAATCACAGGCGGACAGCTCCGGCACCGCGTCCAGTTCGCAGGATTCGACCAGCCACACCACGGCGCAAAGCGCTACCGACTACCAGCATGATTCGAGCAATGCCAAGGGCAAGAGTCATGTGACCGGGCGCAGTCAGAGCGCCATGAGCTTGATTCAAGAATATCGGCAGGCGATTATCAATGTGGACATGGAAGTCGTGCGCAGTCTCGAACCCTGCTTCATGCAGGTCTGGGGCACTTATGATACAATTTTCGGCAACTACCATAATTATTATGGAGAATGAGAGTAATCATGGTCACTATTAACGCTTTGGTTCCACGGCAACGCTTATTCGACGGAGTGCCCACGTCCGTTCCGTTCACCTATCGAGACGGGTTGACGACATTGCAGTTGATTGAATGCCTACGCCATAATCTTGACACCTTGCAATCCGACTTCAACACCTTGGTTGAATCGGTGAACGCTGCGATTGACGCCAATAATCAGGATATCCAAAAAATGGCCGATAATCTGCTCAAGCAGATGGCTGCTCTGCGCGAAGAGCTGATTAGGCTTATCGAACAGTCACAGGTCACAGGGGTTGCGTGGTCGCCGGTATACGGAAAACAGGACGCCTTACAGTCAGTGCTTGACGGAATGTATGACAACGTTCGCAATCATGGACTGTTTTGGGGGGATTATGACAATATGCAGCTCGAAGCGTCCATGTATGACGCCCTGGGGCTGTCCGCGCGTGAATATGATTTACGCGCAACCGCCGTTGACAATTGCGTGCCGGGCGATTTCCCGGGACGTTCGCAATTCCCCTACGGCAGAAGTATCCCCGAAGGAAAACCCGCCGACATTTATTTGACGCGCGGCGACGCTGATAGTATGTATGTGCAGCGCAATCCCACTGCACAAAACTTTGACAATAAGGAGTGAAAAATGACCGCCACCAACCATACGGCAAACTATAATCTATCTCAATTCAAGCCGACCGACCGCCCAACATGGCAGGGCGATTACAACGGCGATATGCAGAGAATCGACGCGGCACTCCACGGCATCGCGTCGTCGGGCGGATTGCGTGAAGTCGCCGTGTCCGCACCACTGTCCGGCAAGGGCACCAGCGGTTCGCCCATTGCCATTGACTTGAGCGGCTACGCCACCACGTCCGCGCTCAGCTCCGGACTTGCGGCAAAGGTGGATAAAACCGCTTCGTCACCGAAAACCAAGGGGCTGACTGCCGGACAACTGGATTCGCTTTGGTTGGACGATAACGGAATCGTCCGATTCACGGCATGATATTATCGATAGAGGAGGTATATTATTATGTCCAGCGTTAACAAAACCCCACACTATAATCTTTCGCAGTTTGGCGACAATCCGGACGATAAACCATCATGGCGCGGCGACTATACCGGCGATATGAGTAAAATCGACTCGCAGATGTACCGCAACGAGACCGACGCCACCACCGCAACGTCTACCGCCAACACAGCCAAGACAACAGCGGATAATGCGCTCTCATTGGCGCAAGCCAACAAAGCTGATATCACCGAACAGGAATCATATTTTAATGCGCTTGGCGTCACGTCCGCGCAGACCGCGCAAGCACTCATGTCTACCATCAACGGCAAGGCGGAAAACACGGCACTCACCTCACTGCAAGGCACGGTGTCCTCATTATCCGATACCGTCAACGGCAAGGCGAACACCGCTGAGGTGTACACCAAAGCGCAGGCAGATGCACGATATACTCAGCAGGGCGGATATAGCGGCACCGCGCAGACCTTGAATCAGCGTATCAACACCAACACGTCGGACATATCCGTCCTCAAGGCGTGGAATACGGCATTTTCCAATGGATGGGCTGACCTTGGGGCTTTCACTTACACTTGTCAGCCATCGGCTGCGATAGGCACGGACTCCCGTTCCAACATCAAATGTCTTTACAATGAGAAAATCGGTGCAATCAAATTGTTCGGCATGTTCGCCGTACATCCAATTTCCGGACAATCGCAAAATTTCACATCATTGTCCGTCGTGTCTCAGAATGCATTGCCCGTTTCCATGAGGCCAAGTGCCGACGTTCATATGGACGCGGCTCTTGCGCTCTGCATGAACGGCATTGATTCGACGGGAGCAGGTAGCTACACTGACATCGTTACGATTCCGTGCTGTGTGACTGTGAAGGCTTCAGGCCATGTTTTACTCGGAGAGACTGCAAAGGCCCAGTATTATGACGCAATCCAAAATCATGCACGCCAGTCGTTCCGTGTGTTAATGCCCCAGTGCATTTACACACTCGCTCAATGACATAACTAACCCATACCCCACGGTCATTGCCGTGGGGTATACTAGTATCATGCCGACATTAGACGAATGGTTTGCTCAGACCGAAAACCGCTACTGGGATATGGACGGCGCGTATGGGGCGCAGTGCTGGGACTTGTGGGCCAAATACTCGATGGACATGTACGGTTTGAGCGTACAGGATTGCATAACACCCACAGGCTATGCTGAGGGATGCTATACGCGGTTCCCCTACACCGCAGCGCTCGGCAACGTGTATGAAAAAAAGGACGCCAATTACATGCCGGTCAAGGGCGACGTGGTTTTTTGGACGTTCGGCGGTCAGATTTACACCGGTTCCCATGTAGCAATCGTCTGGGGTGGTGTTACGGGCGATAATATCGATGTCCTGACGCAAAATCCCACTCCGGCAGTTCATCAAACCTTACCGCTCTTGCGCGGTTCGCAGCTGCTCGGCTACCTGCATCCCAAGAACTTACAGCCGGGCGGTACGACGCCGGATAATCCGAACGGCAGCAATCCCACGGGTGGGGATAATCAAGGTTCGGGTGTGTCGGGCGGTTCGTCCGCATGGATACAGCAACAGGGCGATAATTTGATATACCATTACGGCTCGCGTAGTGGCGGCATGTCGGCGTTGTTCGTCAAGACTACCGCGCAGAATTGGATATATCGCGGCGCGTCTGGTACGGGTGCGCCGGATGGAGACGGCGGGCAATCGTCGCCCAGTGTAGGCGACGGCGAGTCAAGTTATGCGCTTTATGTGGTGGGCACGGTTGAATCATCATTGCAATGGGACGCCGTAGAGCCTAATCGCCAAGGCATCGGCATTGCGCAATGGAGTTTCGGCCGCCGCCTGCAAGTGTTGAACGCGATGAAAGCGGTTGACGCTGATGGATACAGGACGTTCGCAGCCGCCGCGCCGGACATTGCCGCACTCATGGAATCAGGCGGCACGTTTGATAGGGCAATGACCGGCAGCGAGGTTGCGGCGTTCCGGACGTGGGCACGGCGCACTCAATCTCATGCGGGGCAACGCGCCCAGTTCGCTACGGACTACGAAGGATATCCGCAAAAATACGACGACGCAAAAATGCAAATACTATGGGTCTGCGCGTATCATCAATCGCCCGCAGGTGCGTTGAACGTACCAACCGCAACCACGCTTGCGGAATTGCGTGACAACATTCTAGCCACGCCACCGTTCGGACTATATGGCACACGCTACCAGACCGCCTATAGCTTGCTGAACGTGTGGGATGGGAAGAGTGCGCCGCCGAATTTTTGACAAGCGTGCTATACTGGATATATGAGTGATATCAACGTGCTTAACGAGAATGATTATTACGACTATGGTAGAGTATTGTCCTATCATAGTCCTTGGATGTTCGTAATCGGAGCACGCGGCCTCGGCAAGACTTATGGTGCAAAGAAATTGGTCATAGGTGACTGGATTAAGAAACGATGGCAATTCGTCTATTTGCGGCGTACCGCTGAGGAACAGAAGAATAAGGGCACTTGGTTTGCGGATATCGCGGAGCAATATCCCGCACTAGAGTTTAGAGTATCCGGCAATCAGGCCGAATGTCACTGGCTGGATGACAGGGACGCCACCGCAGACAAGCATGGCAAGAAACGTCCGACATGGCACATCATGGGTTATTTTATCGCCCTATCACAGGCCGGACAGGTGAAATCGGTCGCCTACCCCAAAGTACGAACCATTATCTTCGATGAAATATTCCCCGATAATATGCGCTATCTCGGCGGAGAGGTTACGGCGCTTGAGGAATTTTACAACACTGTAGACCGCTGGAATGACCGAGTTCGCGTTATCATGTGCAGCAACGCCGTAACGTTGGCTAACCCGTATTTTTCAGCGTTTAATATCAATCTAAAACCTCAGCTAGACAATCACACACAATATCAGCGGTATTGCGACGGGTTTATCATGGTGGAATTAGCAGATTACGGCGGGTTCAGCGCAAAAGTAGCTACATCGAGATTCGGGCAGTTTTTACGCAAACATGACGAAAGTTATGCGAATTATGCAATCAATAATGATTTTAGAGATAACGCCAATACTCTCATTAGTGATTTTAATAACGCCGGTTATGCGTTCACGTTAAGAACCACCGAATACGGTATTTTCAACGTATATCAGCAATTAAGCGACACCGATGAAGTGCTGTATATAATCACGAAAAAACAGCCAAAAATCACCCGTAATTTTACGTTCGATTATCGACTTGTAGACAATAATTGCATAATGCTTAAGCGCTCCGACGACATGACACAGAAAATATTGAATGCTTATCGCGTCGGTAGATTACGTTTTGAAACCCCGCAAATTAAAGCAGAGTTTAGTATGATTCTTGGCGGCTTGCTACAACAATCAGGTATAAGAAAGTGAGGAATATTCATGTCAATTCATGAGTTAATCGTTATCGGCATCGTTTTTTTATTGGTGCTCATTGATTACGTTACTGGCGTGGTCAATGCAATCATGCACGGCGAACTATCCAGCGAGAAAATGAGACAAGGACTTGGGCATAAATTCGCATACCTTGCCATAATTTGCGTGGCACTTATTGTCGAATACGGTTCGGATTACATCAATCTAGGCATAGAACTTCCCGTATTCATTCCGGTATGCGGGGGTATTTGTCTGATTGAAATCACCTCAATCATGGAAAATTGCGTGAAAATCAACCCAGAATTATCAAACTCAAACATTCTTGACATTTTCAGCAGCACCCCAAAACACAAGAAAGAATAGAGAAACCTATGGATAATATTGTATGGGTAGGCTCCCCAAACCATTACAATGGGCGAGGCGGGTACCACGTAACCCACATTACCTTACATATCATGGCAGGATATTTGGCCGGAACGGATAGCGTCTTCGCTAATCCAACATCACAAGCAAGCGCCCACTATGGCATCGGCGCAGACGGCACTATACACCAATACGTGAGCGAAGCCGACGGTTCCTATAGTGATGCTAACTACGTTTCAAATAATAGCACCATTAGTATCGAACATGAGGGCGGCATACCGCAAGCCGAATGCACGCAAGCATGTATCGACGCAAGCGCACGACTCTGCGCCGACATTGCGCAAAGATACGGACTCGGCAAACTATGGCACGACGGAACCAAGGGCAACGTGTGGCTGCACCGCGAAATAGCTGGAACAGACCATGCAACATGTCCAGACCTTGCGCCAAACGGATTGCCATACCAACAAGTCATAGACAAGGCCAACGCCATACTTGACGGCAAGGCCACCACCAACAACGACAACGAAAGGAACGAAATCATGGCAGAAATGCTTTTCAACAACACCGACACTGGGAAGGTGTACTATTGGAATATTCTCACCGGCGTCAAATATATCGGCGTGCCCGACCAGCTCGAAGTTCTCAAGGCCGCAGGTGTCCCCATGCACGAAACCAGCAGCAAGGGGCCTTGGATGACCCGCGCCCAAGAAATCACCGACAATACGCTAACCCGCATCACTGCCACCATTAACGCTCAGGCCGCAGCCATCAAAGCTCTTTCGGAATCAATGGGCGCGAATCCAGACACTTTAGCACAAGTCGTACAAGACGCCGTAAAAGCCAAACTGGACAGTCTCAAAATCACAGTGACAGACAAGTAGCGGCGACATAAGATAAGCCCCTAGGCTAAAACCTAGGGGCTTTATCTTTATAGGTCAGTCACCGTTATCAATCGAGACAACATACCTGCGACAACTACCACCATCACATTTACTCACAAACTGAATCTCATAATCATCACTCAACGTAAGCTCTACAACCGAAGACAGAGCCGATTCAAACGTAACGACGCTATCATCAGTTTCACCGCTATCTCTAACCGTAATAGAGATTACGCCTTCAATATTGACTTCATAGGAATTGTCGGGTTCAATTTCGACAACAAAAGCTCTGAACGTGTTCATTTTTTTACTTCCTTCCCTATCGGCTGATACCCACATCATACCACACCAAAAAAAACAACACACCCAAAACACACAAAAAAAACGAGAGCAAAACGGGGCAAAGAAACGAACACAGACAGAGCGGAGATGAAAACACAGAAAGCAACAGCAATACAAAAACACACAAAGCAACAACAATGCAAAACACAAGATAGAGCAGTTATGGAAAAAGGGTAGCTGCTGGGGCCCCACCC